CGCCTAAGATTGTCGAGGTAGGTAGATATCTCGTGTGCATCTCAGGTGATACCAGACCAGGCGACATCCTTTCGTACAACTGGAAGCCACCTGTTTATCGCGGCGAAGATCCTGTTCAGTTTATGGGCAAGAAAGTTATTCCCAGCATCAACCAAGTTTTCATAGACAACAACTACGACTACAACAAGGTGGACAAAGATGGCGGTTTTGATTATCTCATTGCTTTTAACGGTAACATCTTTAGGATTGCTTGTGACCTCTCTTTTTTCCAAAGTGATGTCGGAATTTACGGCATTGGTAGTGGCGGTCAGTTTGCTCTTGGCTACCTTGCTTCAATCGTTAAACCTGATATTGAACTAGCCTACGCAAAGCGACACGCCCGTAAAGCTGTTGATATTGCTTCGGTACTTGACGCTAACACTGGCAAGCCTTTACAGTTGGTAGTACAAGAAAGACTCTAGGAGGAGTTATGGAATTAAAAGCAATACCAATGACAGATGAATATGCTGCTCATTACTTTTATCAAATGGGTTGGATGGCTTGTCGTCTAGCATACAAACTAGAAGATGAGAAGAACAATGACAGCAACTGATCCGAAAGCATTACTGCTAGATGCACTACGTGCAGGTGATGCTAAGCGTTCACGATCTACACAGGTACAGATCGGACCATCAGAGGTAGGTGGCTGTCGTCGTAAGGTGTGGTACAGACTTAACGACCAACCAGAAACTAATGACCACGAACTCAAGCTCGCTGCGATTATGGGTACTGCTATCCACGCAGAAATTGAGAAAGCGTTGGCAGATAACAAAGATGTTCTAATTGAAACCGAAGTTGAATACAACGGTATGAAAGCACACGTTGACTGCTTTGTACCTGGCACTGGTGATGTGATTGACTGGAAGACAAGCAAGGTCCGGAACCTTTCTTACTTCCCATCAACGCAACAGCGTTGGCAGGTACAGCTATACGGCTACCTCCTAGCTAAGAACGGCTATGCGGTCAACCGAGTGTCTCTTGTTGCAATAGCACGGGACGGGGACGAGCGTGATGTCAAGGTTCACACCGAAGACTACGACGAGTCCATTGCACTTGAGGCACTCGGTTGGCTAGCGGCTGTTAAGGAAGCAAAGGAAGCGCCAGCACCTGAGAAGGATGCAAGTTACTGTCAGCATTACTGCAAGTTCTACGACGCATCTGGTGAGATGGGATGCGTTGGTCTAAAAAAAGAACTTACCGCAGTCAGTGATGTAATCATTGATGATGCGGATGTTGACAAGAATGCACTGTTGTACTTACAGTTAGCATCACAGATAAAAGATCTTGAGAAACAACAAGACTCACTCAAGGCCAGCTTTGAAGGACTGCTTGGTGTAACACCTAGCGGTATCGAAGTAAGTTGGACAACTGTTAAGGGACGTGAATCCGTTGACGGTAGCGAGGTAGAAAAACTATTAGGGTTCATCCCTAAGAAGGTAGGAGCTGAAAGCCAGCGCCTATCAATCAAGCAAAGTGGAGGAAAGTAATATGGCTACAGAAGGTACAAAGTTTCAGATCAACTACAAGTTGAATGACGGAACACTTATCAATCTTTACGCAGCAGATGTTAAGGAACTAGAGACAGGTCTAACAGATCTATCTATGGTGTCTGCACTCATCAAGTCAACAGGTAACGAACTACACGGTGGAGCAGCGCCAGTTGCAGCACCATCAGTTGCATCAGTTGCTGCAGCATTTAACGCAACACCAGTACAGGCAGCACCAGCTGCTGCACCAGCACCAGCAGGTGGCAACACCTGTCGTCACGGTGTGATGGCACTACGTGAAGGAACATCAGCACGAGGACCTTGGAAGGGTTATATGTGTGCTGCACCAAAGGGTGCAACAGACAAGTGCGACACTATCTGGGTTCGATAATTGTTACGGCGACCAGAAGAATTTGAGTCGCCAAGTTGTGCAACAGTAGGTGGAGATTTCTGGTTTCCTGAAAAGGAAAAGAATGGAATCTCACAAGTAGATGCAAAGTTTGCTAAGTCTATTTGTCGTTCCTGCATACACCAAAGCGACTGCGCTGAGTGGGGTATCCAGAAAGAAACCTTTGGCATCTGGGGTGGTCTAACAGATATGGACCGCAGAGCCATCCGTCGTCGTCGAGGCATCAGAGTTAATCAGGAGGAAGAAGTTGCTTAATCTATCCCGTGCGTGGGGTGGTGTGCTTACCAAAGCCACACCGCTACCTGACGTATGGACTGGCTTAGCTGCCAAGCAGATTAAGTTTCGACGTGGGCAAGTGTGTATGGTTGCAGCAGCACCTAATGCTGGTAAGTCAATGTTCGCATTGATCTATGCAATCAAAGCAAAGGTGCCTACCTTGTTCTTCTCTGCCGACACTGATACAACTACCGTGATGATGCGAGCAGCATCGCACACATCCGGTCACTCACAGATAACTGTTGAGGCAAACTTGGCTAGCGATAGCCACTACTACGACCATCACTTTCAAAAGATTGACCACATCAAGTGGGTCTTTGATTCGTCACCAACGATAGATGATCTTGAGTTAGAGATCAGAGCTTACGTAGAACTCTACGGCGAAGCACCTGAACTCATCATCATAGATAACTTAATGAACGTGGCAGCAGAGACAGACAATGAATGGTCAGGACTGCGTCAGATTATGATGGAGTTGCACGATATGGCACGCAAGACTGAGGCTTGTGTAATGGTATTGCACCACGTCTCTGAGCAATCAGAGTATGGGTCAACAACTAAACCACCAGCACGTAGGTCTATCCACGGTAAGGTCAGTCAGTTACCTGCATTGATTCTTACACTGGGCTATGACCCAAATCAAAACACTTTGGCAGTAGCAGCTGTGAAGAACCGCTTTGGTCCACACACAGCAGATGCTTCCGATTATGCACAACTGCTAGTAAACTATGCAGCCTGTCAGATCGGTGACCAAGATGAGTTTGGTTGGATGTTAAGAAGAGATGCAATGGCTGGGTACCAGGGAGGGTACAACGTATGACAAGGTTGAAAGATCCTGAGAACGCTTGGTCCTTGCGTTACAGAGATGATATGCGTGAGACACTACAGATACGTTTGAGCAAAGAGCAGAAGCTAACGCTAAACTCTGAGGCTAGGGATAGAGGTATCTCTACCAATGAATTGATTAGACAGTACGCCGACTACTTAATGAACTATGAGGAAACCAATGGCTAATACAGAGATGCAGTATGTAAAGAACCGTATGCAGAAACTTGAGAAAGACTTTGCTGCGTTTGCATCCTTGCTTATCCAAGCAGGTATCGTTGAAGTTAAAGAAGAAGATGGCGTTCAGGTCTATGCAGTCAACAAGGTAAAGCTAGATGGGTAACGCATACAACAAAGTAAAAGGTTCTCAGTTTGAGACAGATGTTATGAAATGGTTACGCGGTAAAGGCGTACTAGCAGAACGTCTGACTAAGGCTGGGGCAAAGGATGAGGGAGATATGGTTGTTATCATATCTGGAGAAACCTACATCCTTGAACTCAAGAACAGGCAGACGCTATCGCTGCCTGAGTTCTGGAAAGAAGCACAGGTTGAGGCGCTTAACTACGCAAAGGCTAGAGGTCTTGGGGAAGTCCCTCTTTCTTATGTTGTAGTTAAGCGTCGCAACGCTTCGATAGATCAGGCTTGGGTCATCCAAGACCTGACGCAGTGGCTAAAGGAGAAGCAATGAGCAAGCACCTACCCATTACTGCTATGGATAAAATCAGTTTTAAGCTGCAAGTAACAGAGCCAGATGAGAATTCAAAGACCCTTCCCATAGTTCAGTATGGTTACTATCAAACTGTCTCTAAGGGTTTCCCAGAGGAAATGAAAGTAATGGCAAAGGAGATGGTCAACAATGAGATGAAGAACCTTATCAACTTGTTAGATCGTCTCGATGATGTCCATTACATCGGTGACTTTGAGATCTTTGAAAACAAATCAGGTATGATGTCTTTATATTTTGAGGACATAGGATTCAAGGGATACTTTGCATCTGAAAGTTACAAGTTGTTCGAGGCACACTTTCGCTGTAAGAAGTCTCATTGGTTAGAACCTAAGAGTCTTAAGAGTGTGGGTAATTTTATTAAGGAATATATCAAGTACAAAACTAAAAAGAAATATGAATGGGAGAACTAAAATGCCAGTTCCAGGTGGAGAAATTACAAGTACAGATATTTGGCAAGCACCAGTAGAGCAAGAACTACCAGAGGTAGTTGAAGTTTCAACTATTGAAGAAGAGGATAAAGATGAAGATTGAGTACGCTGGTTCAAACAGGTTCTATAAGATTAGATATATATTGTCGTCTGTTTTTGCGATAGGCCTTTTATCTAAAGAAGAAGATGAAGGAACTGCTGTTTTCTATATTAACTTTCTTGGTCGTGAATGGTTATGGAGTATCGAATGATTTGCCAGAACTGTCTTAAGGGTGGCTCTGAGAACAGAGCTAGCCACTTCAAGCGTGCCACGCATTGGCACTCTAAGTGCGATTACAAGGGGTGCGTATGTCAACACAAGACTGGGCCAGGACACACAAGGGTAACCGAGTCCAAGCAAACACAATCCCAATAGAACCAATCGTAAGTTTCTTCGGCGGTGAAACAAGAGGTGGCACCGGTGAGATAAGAGTCAAGTGCTTGATGCACAATGACTCACATAGATCTGCCTCAATGAACGTAGATACCAACCTTTACTACTGTCAAACCTGTGGTAAGGGTGGCAATGCAGTCAACATAGTCTGCATCCTAGAGAACTTGGAGTTTATAGATGGCCTCAAACGTGCAGTCGAAATTGCTGCTGGAAGCGGCGCAGCGATACGCACAGGCAATAAGTCCAGAGGTGTTAGACGTGCTAGCCGCACGTGGGATATCTGAATTAGTTGCAGCTAAGTTCCAACTAGGTACAGTTTCTGCGCCACACAATGGTCACGAGATGCACGAGGGTTGGCTGTCTATTCCATACATCACTGCCAGTGGCAGTTGCGTGGGCTTTAAGTTCAGACGCATAGATGATGGCAAGCCTAAGTACGGTAGCCCTACTGGGCAGAAGGCACACCTATATAACGTCTGCGACATCACCATTGACTCACCACATATCGTGGTGTGTGAAGGTGAGTTAGATGCAGTCATTACTAGCGGTGTGCTTGGTATCCCAGCTGTTGGTGTGCCAGGTGTAGCTGCTTGGAAGCCACACTTCCCGAAACTATTTAATGGTTACGAGACTATCTATGTTGTCGGAGACAACGACATCAAAGAGGATGGGTCCAACCCTGGCGCTGAGTTTGCTAAGCGCGTGGCGAACGAGGTAATGAACTCAGTAATAGTAACCTTGCCTCCAGGTATGGATATCAACGACTACTACCTAGCACACGGGGCAGATGCCACACGTGCTTTGCTAGTAGGTGAGCAGATTGGATAAGGCTGAATGGTCACAGATGGTACAGACTTTGCAGCATATGGGCTTTCAGATCCTAGAGATCAATACGGAAACCGAGACCTTGTTAGTACGACCTACGCCGACAAGATAGATGCAGCTTTTATCGCAGATGTCTGGCGCATTATGGATCAGGCTGGCAATCTACTGGTGCGTAAGCATCACGACTACGGCCCAAAGAACATTGCTCACTCACCAGGTGGACCACTTAATGGTTTGCGTGTACGTATGTGGGATAAGATAGCTCGCATTAATAACCTTCTTGACTCTA